GGATTAGCATACATTGCAGGTATGTAATACATCCGAGATAGGTCTTTAGTCTGTTCGTCTCCGAGCTCACCAAGCTCACGTTGGAGGGCGTACCAAAAATTCTTGATTCTAGAGTTTTCAACCGCGGTTGAAAGTGGGAAGACAAGACGAAACTTTGGCGTAGTGACTGTGCTGCTAGCAGTAGAATAACACAAAAAGTTATAATGAGAAAAACGCTTAATAATATCATTCTTTATGTCTCCTTCACTCTCATAATCGTCTACATCTACTGCACACCAACCAGCCCACTCTATAACGTGTTCATTCTTTCTAGTGGTATTAGGTTCAAAGACAGCAGGAGATATGAGCTCAGCGTTTTGCTTACCATCTAGAGGCCTCTCAGATAATTTATAAAAGAACTTAACAAACGAATCCCATCCGTCGATATTAATCCGACGATGGGTCTTGTTATCATATACGTAGCGCTGTTGCTTATCCCACCAACGTGGAGACTTGAACACCGTTAGCGAATACATCATACAAAGAAGTCCTCCAGACTAGCTACTGGTTCGTGTGACCATCCCACAGCTTCAAGAATAGGTTTCAGAGGCTCTAAGAAAGTCTTTTCGTACTGAGCATTATAGTCGATATACTTGTGAAGGTCAAGCTCTTTCGGTAAGTTCAATGGATACGTGATCACGTTTTCTTTGATGGGATTAGGTAGTTTCAGATAACAAAACTTGATCTTTTCTCCGTTGTTAATTTTCTCATATTTTTTATTTAAGTTTAACTTATCAATGTAATGATTATACAACAGAGCTCCACGGACGTGGATAGGACAACCTTTACTGTAGATAACTTTTCTATCACTCCACTTATCTACATCCTTTACTCCTCGAGGAAAAGAAACAACTTCTGGATCCATAGTCATAAACTCAGTCTTGAAGTCAGCAATGAACTTCTGTACATCTTCTTCAGAGTTCTCAATAATCACACGAAACAATTCTTTGAACTTATCACGAACGACTTGAGGAGTCGACGACTTAATAGCTTCAATACCCATAATCTTCAACTTGGGTTCAGCATACTGTACACCCTCATTGTTTAGAACATTCAAGAAGTATCGTTTCTTAGCAACCCAGATACCTCTATCAGCAATCACTTCACGAGACATCTCCATACGATTCTCAAACACATTCATCTTCTTAGCGAGCTTATCATATGCTTTAGCAAGAATCTTTTCGAAGTGTTCTTTAGTAATACTATCTAAGAACTTAGTTGGATCCTTAGGTTCAAACTTATCAACAAGAGGTTTCATATTCACATACAGAGAGTCAGTATCAATTGCAATTACATAATCTTCATTGATAGTATGCAATAAACTATTCATTTCTTCATTGATAGCTTTCTCAGCCCAACGAATAGACAGCTGGCCAGATGTAGTAATAGCTTCTGCTACATTGTTATCAAAGTATCTGAAGTGAGCATTACCAAGAGCACCATACAAGGAGTTCATTAGAATCTTAATGGCCATCTGCTGATTCTCGAGCTGATTGACTTTAGCTTCCAGTTCTTTAGAAGTACCCTTCTGTATCTGTTGCTGTGTGTTAAGCATTTCTTTCTTAACTTCACGACGCTCATCATAGTACTTCTTAATAATAGCAGGAATGATACCTTGACGCTCTTTAGTAAAACGTATACCAGTAGCAGCCATAGTAGTGTCATCTGGATTAGCTTTACTAGTGTTCTCAAGAATACTATTGACGTCTACACCGGGTATACGTCCATTAACCATAGTCTCAATGCTCATGTTATACTGAACAATAAGATTAGGATACAGAGAGTTCAAGTCAAATGAGACAACCCAATCGTGTAATCCAACTTGAGGATCTTTGACATAAGCACCAGGAAACTTCACTTTCGTCTGACGCTTACGAGGAGGAACAGCAACATTCATCTTCTGCAGTAATCGATAGATGATAGAATCCCAGATCTGCACAGTACCGAACGTATCAGAGTAGTTGACACCACCACGATAAGCCATCGTTATGGCTAGTGTAATGAGACCCATCTTCTCTTCAAGTCTATCCACAAGCTCAACATCTTTGATATTATAGTCTACAAACTTCTGAAAGTCTTCTTTGTACAAAGTATGCAGACTACCATGCTCTTCATAAGATAACTTACGTTCACCAAGAACAACATGAGCAATATGATCTAGCTTATAAGATTCTTGCTGACCATAAGAGTATCCAAACTTCTGGAATAGATCATAATAGTCTAGCTGTTGAATACCAGATAGTTCATATGCAATATTAGTACGACCTGCAATAACAATATCACGTTGGTTGATAACACCCCAGGGAGACATCTTTTTATACACATCACCACCAACAACTTTCATAGTTCGTCTAACCAGATAAGGTAAGTCAAACATACGAGTATTCCAGCCAGTGACAACATCAGGACAAGTGTCAGGATGATTCCAAAACTTTAAGAAGTCTGTGAGCAACTCTTGCTCATCTTCACACTTCTTATATTGAACATTATCCATAATGGACTTAGATGTGTCATAGTCGTAGAGACCCCACACATAGTAGATACCATCTATGTTATTCTTACAAGTGATTGTGATGACAGGATGAGCAACTTCTTCTACAAAAGGGAAACCATCATCAGACGCAACCTCAATATCAATAGTAGTTACGTTGATCTGAGATCTGTCAAAGGGAATCTCATCAGGATATTGTTCAGTAATAAACTGTGTAGTATAGTTGTCAGTACCATAGACATCAAGACCTTGCACATCTTCATAACGCGAATATAGATCGCGTGCAGCTTTCATACTGTCCATAAGTTTAGGTTCAAGAGCAAGACCATCTGGAGATATCCAGCCAGTCTTAACTTTAGATGGTAGAAATAGCGTAGGCTGAAAGAATACTTTACGAGCTACTCGCTCACCATTCTCAAAACCACGATACAGAATATTATTACCGTAACGGTTAACTGATGTATAAAAGTTCATTATATAATTATATCACATTATTGATGTTTAGGCAACAGCTCTCATACGATCAACGAGTCTTTGTGCTCGATTTGTTACTTGACGATACCAACGACTGTCAACCATCTCATCAGCAGCAGCATTCCAATCACGAGCATCTACACCACGTTTCATACCTTTGAACTTAGACAGTCTTGGTCTACCCATGTTGAACAACATGTTGGCAATGATCAATTGGACTTCTCCAGGCAACTCCTCAAAGTCACTGTAGAGCTTTTTGCACTCTCCGAGCACTGTATCAACGTCTGCATCGAATGCCTCAATGACTCGATCCTCTGAGACTGCCGTTCCAACAGCCATGCCGTGCTCAGGATCAGAATCAAGCACAAGATGCCCAATGCCAAAGGTGGGTAGGCCCAAGTGGTCCAAGTAAATTTCATGTTTGACACCCTCGTCAATTTCTAATTCTTCTCTAAGTTTATTCACGTCCATATCTGTTTTTCCTCGTTTTCCATATAACAATTGTGTGTTGGCTTACCTTTCATTTGTAAGACCCAATTCAGTTCCTGAATAAGTCTATTGTACCAAGCCTTATCAAGCTCATCACTTGCCTTATCCATATCTTGTTTTAATTGATCGATTCGTGTTATAATGTATTGTTCTTGTCTATCAACAAGAGCACTCTCGATCATCTTTTGCAGTCTACGCATTACACATTCTCCTGTGTGAATGACGTTGGTATATCTCTCGTAGCTTCTTCGCAGTTACATATAAAGCATACATCATTTATGCAATTGGGACAACTCTCTTCATTACAATGACAGTCATGTCCACATGAATTACATTTCTGCATAATGCCCTCCTAAAATTAAAAAGGAGCGAAAGCCGCTCCTTTTTATTTATCTTTTTTTAGTGAGCCAATCAGCTTCTTCGTTAGTGTAAGGCCACATTACAGTGTACCCAACAGTGCTTTCAGTTTCTTTTTTGACTTACCCATTGCTTTTGCTTTAGCAATTGCATCTTTATTTGATATATCGTCACCAACTACAACAAGACCAATCATACCCATGCCTTTGTGTGGTGTGCACCAATAATAATAGATACCAGGTACTTCAAAAGTTATAGAAACTTCTTTACCGTTTTTTGACTTCTTTGGAAGATTTGCTCCATCAGGTCCTGCAACCATTTGGACATTGTGACCTTTAGAAGTTGGTACCCACGTAACTGTATCACCTACAGCAACACGAGCAATTTCTTGACCATATACCATTTTGTTGCCAGCAGCATCTTTATTGAGCATATCAATTGTAGTTGCGTTAGCAGCTCCAATTGTAAACAACATTACGAATGCTACCAAGTAATATCCTAGTACGTTCATTAGAATTTAAACCTTCCGTGTGTAAGTTCACGTTGACGTCTTTCGAGATCTACCAAGTCGGTTGAGTTAGAAAGATATCTCTCAATCTGTCTTTGTTGATAAGACATATTAGATTTACTAAAAAGTGACTTCAACCAATTAATCATTGTTGAACTCCTTGTGAATATTCTGAATCGTTTTTTGGTTTAGATCGGCAAGAAGAGTATAGTAGTTATGCTCACCTTTTCGATATTCACCACTTCTCATCAAAAGATCCGCAATATGGCGATTGGCTTGGGTTTGTCTTGCCACCATCCAACCGATCATAATACCTTGGAGAGTCTTCTTTAGAAATGTGCCTACCTTCTCAAGAACTTTCGTTGAGAAGCTTAGGCTTTGTAGTGCTAATGCTGTCATTTTTAACCCCGTTGTTAATTGAAATTTTACGGGGACGCTTCTCTTCTGGAATGATACGCTCCAAGTGGATTGTAAGCAAACCATCCTCTAGATCAGCTCCAACGACTTCTACAAATTCGGAAAGTCTGAATGACCTCTCGAATTTACGACCGCTGATACCTTTATGGACATACAAGTTCTGATCTCGTCTTGAATCTCTGTTGCCTTTGACGGTAAGAATACCATCATGCATTTCGATATCAATATCAGCTTGTTTGAATCCTACGACTGCAAGCTCGATAAGATACTCGTCGTCGTTATGTTTTACTACGTTATGTGGTGGATAATGATCTTTTTGATGGGCATGTGCCATTTTTTCAAGATCGTTAAAGATGTGGTCGAAACCAACAAACGCACCACGTGGGAACGTGAAAGTATTGCCTGTCATATGAACCTCCTAGACTAAGCAAGGTTGTAGATGGACCCGCACCCGCGGCATCCTATAAACTATATATAAGTATTTTGTATTCAGATTTCAACAGGTTATAAAATTTTTATTCGTGCTCACCACCATACGGATCGGAAACTCTTTTACCGTTGATCCAGAGTGTTCTTGCACGACTTGGCGTGCTTGTCGGAAACTTTTGAAAGAAGTCTGGATTACGTTTAGCTGTTTCAAATGTTCCTACTGTAATACAAATGGCAGCAAGCAATACAACATGAGCAATTGCACTAACACCAAATGCTGTCCAGCTACCCACAATAAAAGCAAACACTAAACACCACATCCAAGCTAATACTTGTAATACCATGTGTCTAGTATTTAGATCTGGAATATGACGTAAAGGATTCATCTCTGCATTCATTACGCTATTCCAGCTATCTACAATCATTTCTCTCATATCTTTTACCTTTTCAAATGTTACACTATTAGGATAATGAGCATCTGCTGTATCTCTAAAATCAATAGCATCATATAAGTCATAAAACTTTTGAGTTATCTTATAATCTTTAAAGTATGCTGTTACTTTATACATTAAAAGAATCTTCCTATTAATCCTAATACAACTTGATATGCACCCCATCCAAGACAGAATGCGAGTGTTGCAAAAAGAACCATTTCAATACTGTCTGTACTGTTCCACCATAATTTAAATTTTTTCATCATTTATTTCCAATGTTGTATTTAGGACAAAGCTCCCACTGATCTTTATCTCTGTATGAGATAATTTTAATTTGTCTTAGAGGAGCTAACGGCTGAGCATGATCTTTGTTTTCAATTGAAACCAATCCCCAATCACTCATTAATGTAGCAATAGTGTTCCTACGTGCTAAATCGTTTTCTTCTAAATTAGATTTCTTTCCATCAAGCAAAAACAATTCTTTAAAATGTACAATAAAGTATCTACCTTGCTTATGTAAGATGTGACACGATTGGTATAGCTTGCGATCTTTACGAGATGCAACACCGATGCGAGTTAAGGTCTCTCTTACTTTTAGGAAGTCGTCTGGCTCGTTTAGAGTGACTTCAAGCATACTACCTGGAGTCCACTCAACAATATTATTTTCTTCCACCTTTGTTCACCTTCTTTTTCAATTCTTCAATTTGACTTTTTGTGAGAAGGGTTAAGGCTTGACAGGCTTTTTCATTACTATAGCCATAATAATTCTTAACAACTTCCACATCACTTTCAGATTCAGGTTTGAACCATTTTGAAAACCGTTTACGTTTTCTGACTATATTTATCAAAAAGTCAAATTGGAGTCTATTGTCTAAGTGGTGATTGATATTCATCTCGTTGGCCATCAGAATAGTATCATTGAAGTATGATAGCGAACGATTAACCATAAATGGTACATATTGTTTCTCAACGAGATCATCAACCATGATATCTTTCTTACCATGATTAATTTCATTTAAGAACGTAAATGGACTAAGCGAATTCGACATTAGCCATAATCTCCGTCATACACGCAACCACATTAAGTTCATGGTCTGCAACAAAAGCGTTCTTATATTGATAGTCAGCTAGAATAAGAACTAGCTGAGGAACAGACTGAGGATTTAGTTTATCATACATCTTATCATACAAAGCTCTGAAGATTGCAGACGAGTCTGTATCAATATTATTGACAACCCAGCTTCTCATCTTCTTGAAGTCTTTTGCTTTAAGATGAACAAACAGATCATCGATATTGTCTTGCTTCTGCATGTAAGTGAACATACCACCTACAGAACCACGCTGTAGTTCGTTAAGCACACGTCTCCAATCAGGAGCGTGTTTCATAATTACTTGTACAACAGCAGAATCATCATAGCATACATTTTCAGCATTGAGTATACCGCGAGCACGAGATAGCATCTCCTCACATAGAGGAACAATATCTTTCTTACTTGTATTGAATTCGTACACACCACAACGAGAGTGAAGGGGTTCAATGATACGATTCTTAAAATTACAAGTTAGAATGAATCGACAATTGTTTGCAAACTCTTCTATGAATCCACGAAGAGCTGGTTGAGTCGATTGTGCATTAAGGTAATCAGCCTCATCAAGAATAACAACTTTATAGCCACCTTGAAGTGAGACAGAACTAGCGAACTGTTTAATCTTACCACGAAGTGTATCAATGTTACCTTCTTCAGATCCATTGATAACAATGTAGTCAAGTTTAAGTTCATTACACAGAGCTTTAGCTACTGTGGTCTTTCCGAGACCGGCAGTACCGGTGAAAAGCATATTAGGCAATTCACCGGTATCTACTAGACTCTGGAATGTTTGCTTCAAACCGTCAGGCAAGATAGTTTGAGCAATCGTACGAGGACGGTACTTCTCGACCCAGAGAAAATCATTCATTTACAAACTCCATAACAAAAAAGATATTATACAACATTCAAATGAGTTTGTAAACTTATTCTTCTTCTTCGTCGTCATCCTCCATAGCAGCTTCCTGAGCTAGTGTCTCACAGATCTGAATGATCTGAATACACTGATCACGAAGACTACCAATGGTTGATAGTTCTTCACCTTTGAATGCACCACGTTGGGTCATAGCATCGATGACAGCAACCGTTGAACGGCTGGTCTTGTTAGAAAGTTCTTGCAATTCTTCTTGCATTTTATACTCCGTATGTAGACGTCTTTTCAAGAGCAATCCAGTACTGAACATCTTGTTCTTTATGACTGAACTGTGTTATTAATTTAGACGAGATCTCAACATCATAATCGCCAGGCAGGATCTTGAGATTCGCGATATTCAAGACAAAGTTAAAGTTAGCGTCTTGACTATACTCTCCATCAATATCCATAGAAAAGGTATTGGATGTAGAGTTTTGTGTTTCCACAACAGAAAGACTAAGTACTCCATTCTTGTTACAGATACTTACTTCACTATGTCCTAGTGCAGCAGCTGCTCGCTTGAGCTTGTTAAGTGTATCGTTAGTCAATACAAACTTAACATCTGCATCAGGCATAGTGATATCCTTCTGAGGTGTCGTCAGCATCTCTTCTGCAGAAAAGAAATATTTGACTTTTGATCTACCAGTTGAATCGCCAATCGTTACATAATTGTCATCAAACTTGAGACGAGGTGTATCGACAAGAGATAAGACACCGATAAATTCATTGAGATCATAGATCCCAAAGTTCTTGGGAAACTGTTCTTTTACAGATGCTCGAGCAAGCACTGTACGAGCTTCACTAATAGTTCTTAGTGTGCTTCCCTGCTTAATAAGAATATTCTGGTTGATACCAGAAAAGTTCTTCAATACTGAAAGTGTACCGTCATTTAGTTCCATTATATACTCCTATGCAACCATCTTACTAAAGTTCTTTTCTTTCTTGAATTCAAGTTTAGCAGAAAACTTACCATCAAGGATTTCACCTTTGTGAGAGATTACAAATATGTTTGTATCATCTCCTAAAGTATAGAGGATTTTGAGCAAATTGTCAACACCTTCATGGTCTAGAGATGAATCAAAAGTTTCGTCAAGAATCAAAAGATTGGTTGCAATAGAGTTTTTCATCTTTGCAATCTGTCTCCACGTGAATAGTAGTGACAGGTCAATCCTTTGTTTCTCTCCTTCAGAGAACGAATCGTATGTGAAGTCGTCTCTGTGTCTTGATCGAATTGTTTCTGTAAAACTTTCGTCAAGATTGAAGTGTACGAAGAAGTCAAGTATTTGAAGATACTGGTTAACAAGTTGATTGATCACTGGCATATACTGCTTAATGATCTTTGTCTTGATACCAGTGTCCTTCAACATCTGTGCCATGACAGCATTATATGAATATTCTTCTGACACTTCAAATTTAGTTTCAAGCATGCTGTCTCGATCGTGTGTAAGAGTAGACAGATCAGCTTCAGCTTCTTTAAGATCAGCAGATACACCTTTTTCTAAGTACTGCTGATACTCCTTTATTTGTTTTTGGAACGCAGATATCTCGATGTTGTTCTCACTGAGTTCAGATACCTTAGATCGAAGCGCTCGAAGTACGTCGAGGGTCTCGCTAATCTCTTTCTCCACCGAGGTCCCCTCCGTACCAATCTCACGGCATTCCGATTGTACTGTATTGGCTTCTTGCTCCGCAGCTGATAAAATGACATGTTTATGCGAGTCTGTGATGGCTTGGTCGCATACGGAACAAATCTCATTCTCTTTGAAAAACTTGATCCTTTTGCGGACGTTGCTGAGAGTTGTTTGCCGATCTTGACCTCTGAGCATAAGGGCCTGGCGTTTATCATGTAAAGCCGTGCTCCTTTCCTCGGTGTCTCGAATAGATTCTTCGAGGCCCAAGCTAAGCTCACTATTCGCAGCTTGTAGCTCATTGATACTATTCTGCGCGTCATGTATCCTAGATTCATATTCCCTCTTATTATCATCAGTTAAAGTTTTGATGTCTTGAATATATTTTTGTTGTGTTTGTATCTTGTTCTTGATAATGTCTATGTTATATCCAATGTCCTTCAACTGATCTTTAATAACAGATTGTTTTTCTCTCAGAATAATATTCATCTTGGAAAATACATTAATGTCCAGAAGATCCTCGATAACATCACGTCTATTGATAGACGAGAGTTGCATGAATGGAATAAAAGAGGAGGAGCCCAAAACAACAACTTGATGAAACGATTTGTGATTCAGTTTCAAAATGTTTTGTTCGAGGATCTTCTGGTACTCTTTAGCGTGAGAAGACTGATTAAGCATAGTATCGCCAGACCAAATCTCAAAGATATTAGGTTTGACACCACGGATGATCTTATAATCAGACTTACCCACACTAAACTCGACTTCAACAACTGCACCCTTTGAGTTAATAGAGTTTACAAGTTGAGCCTTATTAATATTTCTATGTGACCTACCAAACAGAGCAAACGATATAGCGTCCAACATTGTGGACTTGCCCGCTCCATTCTGACCTACTACTAATGTTGTTTTATTTTTACTCAGGTCAATTTCTGTAAATGTGTTTCCTGTAGACAGGAAGTTCTTATAACGTACCGTCTTAAATATAATCATGCTATCTCTAGTGCCTGTGCCTCTGTCATCAATTCACGCATGTTGACTTTGATTCTTGCCTTATCCAAGTCTGTGTCGACACCTTCTATATAGTCATCAACCAACTGAGCTGTGTCTTCAATTTCTAGACCTTCGTCTCCAACATTCTCGCCAAGAAACTCATTGAAGTTCTCCGCAATCTTCAGTTCCAAAATATCTTGGTTCTGAATACGATCTATAAATCTATCAAACACAAAAGTGTCTTGTTTATTGATGACTACAACCTTAACAAACTTTTGATCAAGGTGTGAGACATCAAAGGTATTATAGTCCATTTTGTCATCATTGTAAACGATTTTTTCAAACAAAGTGTAGTTATTTCTAATTTGTTCTACTTCTCGAGTCTCTGTATCGATAATATGGAAATACTTAGGATCACCAGCATCAGACCAAAAGTATTCCATTGGACACCCTAAGTACCAAATATTATCTTTACGAGATGATGTATGGAAGTGACCGGAAAGAACCAATTCAAACTTTTCAAAGACTTGATGGTTCATACCATGTACATTGGGTACACCTCTCATCATATCAAAACCGCTAAGCTCAAGATGGGCACCAAGCCAATCAGCTTTACACTCTTGAATAAACTTCATTGACTGCTCATAGTTATCTTGACAGATCCATGGTAGCAGTGCAATCTTTAACGATCCATATTCCATCACACGAGGTTCCATAATGATATGCACCTCGTTCATATAGTGACCCAGACACTCTTTAAGAGCATTAAGATCATTTGTGTTTTTGTAATATGTGTCGTGGTTGCCAGGAATGATATCCATCTTCATTCCTCGGCGACGTAGTTCACTCAAAAAGTGTGTACGATTATGATTTAGAGCTTTGAAGTTAACAAACTTCCGGTGATCATAATAATCACCAAGATGAATAATCTGCTCAATGCCTCTTTTTTCGCATTCAGGAAAAAATACATTCTCATAAAAGTCAGCAGAGTTATTCAAAAAAATTTCAGATGAGTTACGAATACCACAGTGGGTATCGTTCAAGATAGCTACTTTCATTGCATAAACTCACTCAAGTCAGAATCAGCATGTTTAGTTCGTTTTACTTTTTTCTTTTCTTCTTTGTATATATTATCGAAGACATTGTCAACCTGCTTAATTTTATCAATTCTATCTTTCAATGAATCAACAAATGTACTGATTACAGCTCCTGCAGCTTCATCTGCAAGATCTAGATCTACAAATTGCTCGATACCAGACTTCTCGAGATACTTCAGCTTGACATCTTGCTGACGCTTCTCCTTCGCTATACGTCTGAGAAATGCAAACCAAGAGATCTGTGTAAAATATGCGAACGCATTTGGTTTGCCTGTTCTTGTAGCCGTTTCAAGATTGTAATTATTGATTGCCTTGAGACAATTCTCAACAGCATCCATAACCATCTCTTCCCGGTATGTGTATCTACTAAAATTAGATTTGTGGGATAATCCTTCTGCAATCTTCAAAAAGCAGGAAGCAATATAGTCGGTAACTATAGGTAGCTCTTTATTGTTATCTCTAGCCTCGTTAACTGTTGTGACATAATCTACTACCGCTTGAGAGAAGTCAGCATTGTTAACGTAATGAGCACTTTGTCTTTTCTTTGAAGCCATGCTTGCACCTTTCATTTGGTATAATTATATAACATTCTCTAGTTATAGGCTACATTTATAT